TCATCTTGCTGAGTATTGGGATGAACGTTGTTCTCAAGGGATGCGTTTGCAGCAATTCTTGTCTTACGCGTATACCTACGGCGAGATGAAGTACGCTTGAGGCTTCAAATCTGGACTCGCGGTTTAGACATGCAACTAGCATCCTGCTCAGAAGCGCGCAGCCATGTGGCATGATCCGCTGAAGGAATATAGGTGCTCCGGCTATTTTAAGATCGAAGCCGGCCTTCGAATTCCACTCTGCATATTTATTTGGTAATGGCTGGTCCGATAAGATTAGGGTGTCGTCACCGAAGATGTGCGACTCCGCCTTATACCCGAATGCCCTGTGACATGATCGGATTCGCGCCTCATTGTATAGCGTATCGTTGTTGCTTGTGCCTCTACTACCTGATGGTACTCCTCCGCGCCGTTCCACCATTCGCACTGGTTCATACATGTATGGACTTGGCGCCAATATCTGTGCGTAAGGGACCCAGTGTTCATAAGCGATTGTGTAGTCGTGCTCGTACTGCGTTATGAGCCCCATCTTCAACATTTCTGCAGCCACTGGTGAATGCAAATCTGTTACGACAGCTTCTTGGAGTTGCCAGCTTATGCTATCATCGAATGTCGATACGTCGGTGGCTGAAGCGAATTTATACTTACTGAAAGCCGCTTCGACGTTCTTCGTACTGCCGATGGTGTTTGGCAAAGCGTGATTCATCAATTCCCGCAATGTGGTGTGGTAGGCTGCAGCTCCGAGTTGCTTAGAGTAGCTGAAACCATCCACTCTCCGCACTTTCATCATGACCCGCTCTCCTACGATGTAGAGCTGAGCACCGATTGGTTTGATGTAAGGTGCAGGTTTCCGACCACCTTGACCACGCATGTAGCTGGTCAAACATCCGCCTATTCCTCTATGAGCGTACTGTTCCAACCAGTCGTCGATTTCGTCTAACGTCATCTCAAGCACGTATGGTACGGCGAGTGCGAATGCTGCGTCTCTATCCGTCCCAGGAGCCCACAGTGGTGCGCCTTTACCTTTATTCGTTGGGATCGTTACTGCCTGTCTGTGTGTAACCGCTCCACTCCGGAGAGCGCGGATTAGATCATCCCGGATGCTACCGATTGACTCCCGTAGCATCCGCAACTGTTCGCGTGAGCTTGTGACGGGTGGTTCCTGATACAC